ATAGAGGGATATACACAAATCATAGTAAGAGATAAAGATGTTAAAGAAAATTTATATATAGATATAGATAAAGCAAAATTTATAATGAGGACTTATGGTAATGATCACACTTATACACATGACCTGAAATACTTAAAATATATATACCCTAATAGTTCAACTATAATACCACAACCAGAAGATAGTGATTATAATTTCATATTGAAGACAATACCATTAGACAAGTATGATTGTGACGCAACTTACTATGTCAGATTCAAAATAGTGAAAATTACCAAACCACAAATAGCTGATTACCTGTCAGAAAAGGATGTAGCATATAATACATACGATTTGATAGACAAATTACAACATTCAAGAAGCATAAAAGGTAGAATAGCAATAGTAAATGAGGAGAACAAACCAGATCTAAAAATTTATAATGATATCTACAGTATAGAGAATAAAAAGAGAATTGAGAGTTTGTTCAGTAAATTAAAGGAACCAATTAAAATAGAGAAAGAAGAGGAGGAGACAATACAACAACAATTAGATCAGAGATGTAATGTTGTGGATGGGAAGTATTATTTATCAAAAATGGAAAAAAGAAAGTGGTATGGATTGCGAACAATGACAAAAATTCAGATAGATCCCTTAACAACTATGTATGAAATACAAAATGTACCACAGGAAGTAGTAGACAAGGCTAGATTGAAATTAATACAATTAGAAAAGATAGACACCAAATCACTAAGAGGATTTTTGAGTTACTTAAATAAGGAGTTACCAAATTACAACATATTTGAACATATAATACCATTAGCAGCAAGATTGATAAAAGACACTATGGAATCAGAAATAAAAATAAAATCAATAATGTCTAGCAAATTAATAAAAATGGTTAATGATATAAAAGATGAGAAGATGAAATTAGTTTATCAAAGTGAAAGTACAATTTGCAAAGTCTACAGACTGTTGAGGAATATATTTACATTTACAAATGAAAAGGAATACAACCTCAACATAACCCAATTGGATTTTTAAATAGGGCCAATGGACAACAGGGTGTGCCTCAAGAACCACAAGCTTCACTATTCACTTACTATTCAGAAAATATAGAAAAGCATAGCAAACCAAATAACACATGTGATGTTTATAATGAAGAGTCATATATGAATAATGCACACCCTTTATTTAATGAAATAAAATTCAAATATCTTAATTCAGAATTAAATAAAGAATTAAAGCAATTACTAAATGAAATGGCAAATAAATCACTAATTACTAAGGGGGAAGATAGTTATTTTGTAGAAGATCCAAAAACACAAGGTTTTCCTAGATTAATGATTAGAATAAAAGATAAAGAATTAAGAGAATTAGCAACACATAAACACTTAGAAACTTTAAAGCAAAAGAATAAGTTTTTAGGAAGTACCAATAAATTAAAGAATTACTTTGATTGCGTGAATGACATAAAAGTATCAGAAATTGTAGATTCACAACCACAAAAAATAGCATTCGTGAAAACACTAGGTGATAATAATGATTACAAAGAGAGAGTTATGATGTATGGAAAAAACAAACAAACACTTTTTGCAGCCCTGAAAAGACAGATAAAGACAGCACCTGTACCTTCTAGTATGGTGAGTCAGGATTTCATCAAATTCTCTAAAGAAATAATTGATGAGGAATTAGGAGAAGATTTAAGAGATTTTGGTTATGATGTGTCACAATGGTATAACCATTTAAATAAAGAGAAACAAAATTTAGTGAAACCGATATACAATTACTATAATCATCCAGAAGAATTATTGCAATACACTAGAAAAGAAATAGAAGAAATACTTAGTTTAGAATATACAGCAATAGTCAAGGCGGAATTGCAGGAATTAGATGGAAAACCACGTATGATATGTTCAATACCACAACATGTGAAGTATATAATGGGACCAGTAACATGGATGTTAGAGGAAATTGCAGCAAAGAAACTAAAGGGATACTGTGGAGGATTAAATTTAACAGAGATGTCAGAACAACTTAATAATTACATAAAAGAAGGATTTACTAAGGTAGTAGAAGGGGATGGTTCAGCTTTCGATAATACACAAGACATAACACTAAAAGAAGTTGATAGATACATTTATAATAAAATAACAAGTAAGATATATCATGTACCCAAAACAATATTTGAACAAGTAGCCAATACATATTACAAGGTGATGAATGTGAATTACAGAGATTTTAATAATACAAGAAAAGTGAGGACATACCTTAGATATTATGTATTAGGAACTGTATTTTCAGGTGATTGTGACACTACACTGATGAATACTATAAGGATGGTTTTATACAACAGATATGTTAACGAAAAAGCAGGGCTTAAATATGGAAAAGATTATGTAGTTTATGCTAAGGGGGATGACTTCTCAGTACTATATAAAGATTATATATCCAATGACACAATAAATAAGATTTATTATAGTTATTTTCTACCTAGTTCAAACAGTCCAGATATAATTACAGATAAAAGGCAATACGGTATAGGTCAAGTATTGAAGTTTTTAAGTATAGGAGATCCATCCACATTCAGATTTTGTTCATTAAGATCATGGTATAAGGAACCTTTCAGTGAAGAGATAACATTAACAAGAGACCCAAAAACATTATATAATAAGGCTATTTATTCGGTAAAATATAAGAGTTATAATAAACGACAACAATACCTTTATCATTTACAACAAGCCATAAGTTACCAAGTTAATTATGGAGGAATTGAGATATTTGATATAATAGCAAAAGCACACTTTAATAAAGCATCAGAAATAAGAATGTTATATAATATAAAATTAAGCAAGAAACAGAGGAAGAAAGCATTAAACGTAGAAGAAAAACTATTAAAAAGAAAGGAAAGGAAAGAAAACATAGAATTTACCCAAGATGAAGAGTTAAATGAATTACTTAGTAAGTTATATGATGTTAAGAAGAGAGAGAAGTACATAGATTTTTATACAAATTATTGGGAGCAAATGCAGTTGGTTGAAAGACAAAGATGTGAAACCAATACAATACTTGAGTTACAATACATTAATGATCAGATTAATGCAGAATTTGATACAGAAGAATTGAAAAGTCTATTGGCCCTTCAATAAAAAAGTATGAATAAGAATCAAAATAATAATAATAATAATAGCAATAATAATTATAATTATGCAGGTAGATCTAGAGCTAATTCAAGGAGAAATTCACAACAACCAATATTCAGAAGAAGGGGTATTAGTGCATGGAGAACTAATTATAAGAATGGAGATAATTGGAATGGTAATGCGATGTACAGAAAACCAATAGTAATGCCAAGGAACCCAAAATGGCAACAAAATGTTATAAAAGTCAATAAACCTAAGAATGTAAACAATCAAATGATCAGTAGAAATAATAAAAATTCTATAATAACAGGGAAAGATTTAGTTATGCCATGTGATTCTAATTTAATAACAACATCTAAGATTTATGCCATAATACCAATATCACCATTATACTGGCAAGGAACCCGAATCAAGAACTTAGCAGCACAATATCAGTATTACAAACCAGAATCACTCTCTATTGAATATGTACCCACTGTGAGTAAATTTCAAAAAGGAACAATCACAATTGGATGTATGAGTAACCCCTTTGTGAATGATGAATCAATACAAAATTCACTCATATCATCTACATCAGGGGAATCATTTTCATGTAGCGAACAATTTGTAAAGAAGATAGCCTTAAACAGTTTATTACAACAGAAGAAATTATTATTAGGTCAAACAATTGATAAAGAGAACAATCCATTTTTTATAATCATATATTTGTCTGATATTATAGATGAGAAAGGATTTTATATTGCACCAGGAACATTTTATTTCAATTATAAGATACATTTATTCAATCCAGTAGCAAATCCATTATTTTATAAAACTGAAAATAGTAGTCTGATTTCAGAGGTTGATTTAAGACAACAGAATATAGCAGGTGTACTCTTAACACAGAATAATAAATTTACAGCAGGAACTATCTTTACAATAGAGAAAACTAATAATACTTTTAATGTTATAATCAATGGTTCAAAAGCAAATATAGATGTTAACAAGAAAGCCACATACTTTTATTCATCAATACCTGAAATGTTGGAAGATAAAGGTGATGTAATAAATTTAAATGATTGGGATTTAGCAGCAACTGATAAATCAATTAACATACCAAAGGGTAATTATTTATTTGATTTAAATACTCAAGAAGCTACACTCAACATACATTTCAATGAAAATTCAAGTTCATATAACGTGGAAGTATTACAACATAATTATTATAAATTAGCACAAGATTTGGAACTGATAAACACACATCCAATAATAATATTAAGAATAACACCATTAGACCCAACTTTAACTATAGAAGCAGGAATACCAGAATCAACAACATTTATTAATTTCAAAGAATAAAGAGCTATAAAATTTTCTAGATCTACTTACTAATATAGTAACAACGCTTGGTAGTAACTCCGACACTGACAATGAAACCTACATTATGAAGCAGTGATTACAAGGGTGGACGTCACTGTGGATTTATAAGACCCATCAATAATAATAAGAATTATGAAGCAGTACTAACAAGGGTGCACAGTACTGTGGATTTATAAGACCCAACAATAAAAATAAAACAACATTAATATAAGTAGGTGGATTCGGTAGGTGTTGACAGTTACTAGTAGAGTGTTTTACTCAATTAATCATTCATGTTATTAATATATTTTTGCAAGCGGGTTGTGCCCCACCCCCCTGAGCAAGGGAC